TCCTGTTTCGGGTAAAGATACAACACCACTTGTTAAATTTACACTGCCTGTTGTTTCAGTTATTAAAAACTTATTGAAACGTGTAGGAAACCCACTTACATCACTTGCAATAAAATTAACCGAACTCATTAATACTTGATGTTTAAAACTAAACAAGTAGTAAGGATTTGTCAAAGTAACTTTTTCACTTAACGTAAAAATAAGAAAGTTGTTTTGTCCTTTGTTTATGATTTGCATATTTTATAAAGTACCTAAATTTTTAACTATTGTAAAAACAAAAGGGCTACATATTTTGCAGCCCTAAAGTAATCAATATAAACGAACAGGAAATTAAATAATGCCAGATATTACACCTGAATTTACTTTGTTAGCTGGTAATGGTTCTTTACCTGTTAAAGTTAATGAGTAACCGTTTTTGTCTCCCATTGCTTTACCAGTTGAACTTGTACCTGCTGTTAAGTGCATAGCTCTTGTTTCACCTGCTAAATGATAAACATCATCAGCATCTTGAACAATAACCATTAATCTGTTTTGTGTTAGTAAGCGAACAATGTTTCTGTTTTTAGCAGTCATTTTATATACGCTAAAAGTTAATGTTTGTTCGTAAAAAGTAGTTCCGTTTTCAATTGATACAGTCGCATTTTCATCAAATTGTGCATCTTCTAATTCAACCTCAACAGTCCAGAACTTTTTGCCTGAAGCCATTGTAATTGCAGTTACACTACCTGATGAACTTGTTACTGAAGAAACGTTTGCAAACTCTGTTAAATAGAGTTTCTTAATACCGCCTGCTCCCTGGCGACAATCAAGTGTTATTCCCTCGGTGATTAAACATGGCATAGTTATAAATTTTTAAAAGGGAGCTGTTACACTCCCTTAGTTAATTATTAAGAATTTGTGTATTGTACAACGTGATCGATAAACTTTACTGCTACCCCTGCACGAAATGCACCATAAAGTTTCCATACTCGGTCATCTTTTGACCACCATGCTTCCATGTTATCAGTGTCTGATTGTAAGTCAGTTCCGTAAACTAAGTTAGAAGCGTAAGTTGCAATAATACGATTTTTAACCGCTGTTGGAAGTACACCTGTATCAACTGCGTTATCATTATTCATACCTGGTACTGCAACAACTTTCATGTTAGTTCCTGGATACATTAATTCCCAATTATTCCAAACATTATCAGTAGTATATTGAGAACCATAGATTCCGTAAGTTGATGTAATCTTAGCAGCTAAAATTCTGAAAGTATCATAACCACAAAAAGCAACGATTGGCTCATTTGCAATTGCAGCAGCTGGTACTTTTGCATAAACATCATCAAATATAGTTAATACGTTTGTTGAGTTTAAAGTAGATGCTGTTGCTGCTACCGCTGTTCCTGCTGTGTCAATTGTAGATAACCAACCATTCATTTGTTTTAAAACAGATGAATTTGTGTAAGTGGTTTTACCTTGCCAAATCATTTGCTCAACATTCTTAGCAACCTGTGCTATTTTTCTGTCAATGATTTGTTGTGCAATTGATAATGAATCAATATTTGCACCTGCTGGTAAATACTTTTGAGTAAAGTAAGTGTTTAAGTCATTTAAACATAATTGCTCAGCAAACTGAATGCCTACTGTTGCAATTGATACTTGACTAAAAGTTGTAGTACCTGAACTTGTAAAAGAACATGCAGCAGCTTGGAAAGGTACTGTTGATTCTAATACAGGAATTTTTTCAGAAGATTTGATACCTGTACGAATATCAACTCCTAATCCTAAAGTTTTAGCGCCTAAGATCGCTTTGCTAATTAAGTCCGCTCTGTTTTCTTCAACATATGCGGTCATTGTGTCAAATGAAAATGCCATAGTTTTTTGTTTTTAATTGTTTTTTAATTTATTTAAATACTTGTTTTCTAAATTCTTCTAAGCTCGAAATTGAACTTGTTTTTTTAAAGTTTTCTTTTGCAGTTGATTTTGGTTCTACACTTGGTGCATCTGCTACCTTTTCAACTAAAGCAAATAACTTTCTGTTTAAATCGTTTTGTGCTACGATTTGAGCGTTTGCAGCTTCTAATGCTGTGTTTGAAATTCCTAAGGCAGCTTCTAACTTAGATAGTCTTTCGTTTAATTCTGCAAACTTAGTTTCAAATTCTTGGTTAGAGTTCATTTCTTCCATTACAGGTTCTTCTTCCATAACTTCAGGCTCTAAGCCTTTTACTACTCCGTTTTCAACGTAAACTTTCATTGGTTGTTCATTTACCATGATAACCATTTCAGTTACTTCAACAGGTACATCCATAACCCCATCAGGAGTTATTACTTGTAACTTTGAACCTACTTGGATTTCTTCGCTATCAGTTCTAATGATAGTTCCGTCTGCTGCCTTATAATCAGCAAATTTTAAATCTTTTATTTCTTCTTGAAAAATATCTTTGAACAAATCTTTCATGTCAGAGAATACTTCTTTAAATGTTTGTTTTTTATTTTCCATTGCTCTTTTTTTTATAAAGTACACGTTTTTTATTTAGTTGCAATCTCAGACACTTTTTTTCTTAAGTTGTGTATTCTATCAGCTAACTGTTCGATAATGCTTACAGGGGCATCTTTTACCTTTCTTTGAGCAAATGCACCCTCAACACTAAAGCCTTTAAAAACTCCCGTTTTAATAAAGTCATTCCAAACTTCATTATTATCTACTTTAAATGTTCCGAACCATGAACCTTCTGTTAATGTAGGATAGCCTTCAGGTGTTTTAATACCTCTCGTTTTGTCAATGATAAAAGATTCAACCATGTAAACTCCATTAACTTGCCTTTCAGGATCGTGCATCATATTTACATTGTGGCTATATCCTTTCTTAAAGAAACGCTGTGCTATCTTTTCAATTTGCTCTTTGTCAAATACTACATAATACTCACCGCTTTCATCTTTGCGATATATTGGAAGGTCTGCAATCATTAAAGCTCCGCTTATCATTCTTCTTTCTTTATCTGCAAAGAATTTAAACTGTGCGCTCATTCCTTTGTTATCCCATTTGCTATAACATATAGCAGCTGCCTGGTCTTGTTCTATTCCATTTCCTACTTCAACAGATATGCAACGAGAAACAAATTCATCTTTACTTTCACCAGCACGTGGATTAACAACCATTTCTTGCCTATCAATTTGCTCTAACTTTCTTTGCGCCCATTCAATACCTTCATCTCCACCCCATGCTAACCACATTAAGCGACCACATCCATCTCCTAAAGCCTTTTGACTGTTTTGTCTTTGTCTTTCAAATGATGCCATTCTTGCTATGGTATCTCTACTTATATTTTCACCGTTAGCTAATTGGTTTGCACGTGCTTTTCCAACGGGAGTGCCACAGTCACCCCATCCATTTTCTTCAGCCCATCTTAAAGCTATTTTTGCATTATCACTCGCTTGTTTTGGGTAATCATTGTATGTTTCAAATTGATGGTCTTTAAAAGCGTGCCAGTTAGTTTCTATGGCAGGCTGGTCTACTAATGCAACGAACTCAACACCTAATTCTTCGTTATCGTCAATTACTAATTTATAAATTGGTAAATTTTCCATGTTATCCTATTTTTGAATTATTACTTAATTTGTTTACTCTTTCTGTTACTGCTCTACTTTCACTTTCTACTACATACGCTTTCATAGGTGCTGCATTTCTTTCACCTTGCCCTGCTACTGATCCATCAGGATTTAATTGAGTTACTGTATTCTGTGCTGTTAATCCTTGAGGTGGTTGACCACTACCGCCTTGACTAAATGAACCTAAATTACCACCACCACCGCCACCAGTTGCACCTGCACCACCGCCTTCAAACTTTGTTTTTGCAATTACTGCTACCCTTGCCAATCCACTTGCTATTGCTATTGCAGCTGCTATGTTTGCTCTAATTGGTGCATCAGGAGTTGGAATAGTCATTTGACTTGCATAGGCTGATTGTGCTGCCTGATATGTTTCAATAGTTGCCTGTGCTAATGATGCAGCCTTTTTAATTTGAAATGCTCTTTTTTGACTTTCCGTACTTTTACCTGCAAAAGCATCTGCTAACCCTTGAATAGCTGTTAATCCTTGTATAGTCAATTGAACTTCTTGTTCTTTTGCCTTTTTATAATCTTCAACTGCTTTTAATCTATCTGCTTTTTGTTTATCTAATCTTTTTTGTTCTGCTTGTATTTCAGCTTCTATTCTTTCAGCTTCTAATTTATCGGCTTCTTCTTGTTTCTTTCTTCTTGCATCTTCAAATTCTTTATCCATTTCAGCTTGTCGCCTTAATGCTTCACGATTTGATTCTAATAACCATTTATGTTCTTCATCAATTAACTTTCTATTTTCTTTTGTATTTGATTTTGATTTTTCAGTAGCTTGTTTGTCAATTTCTTGTATTGCTAATTGAAATCCTGCTTGTTGGTTTTTTAATTCTTGTAACTTTTCCTTTGTTGTTTGGATTGTTTCATCAGCCTTTGTTTTAACTTCTTCGGGATCAAATAATAATTTACTACCATACTCTGCCGCACTTGCTGTTAATTTAGTTATTTCCGCATTAATTGAAAAAGTAGTTATTTTTTGAAAACCTAATATCTCAGCAACTTTATTTGCTGTTGTTATTAATAAATCAATTGGTGCTGCTAATACTCTAAAAGATATTGCAGATGCTTCTAAACCAAATCTAAAAATGCCTTGTAAAATACTTTTATTTCTTTCTGCGCTTTCTATTTGCGCTGCTTTCATTGATTCTTGAGTAGCTAACTGAGCTTCTAAATCAGCTATAGCAACTTTTGACTTTTCTATTTTAAGATTAAGGATATCCTTTTCGGTTTTACCCATTAATTTTAAAATATTTTCTTGTTTGCTTACATCTGTTAATTCTTTTTCAGTTGCCTTTGCAGATGCTTCTTGTGTTTCTAATAATTTTTTTTGCTCTTCATTAACACCACTTACAGCTTCTTTTATATCATCCCAATAAGCTACTATTGTACCTAATACAACTAAAAAAGCACCTATTCCAGTCGAAGTAATTGCAGTCTTTATCGCTTTGAATGCATCAATAGCAACTGCCTTAACAATTTTAAAAGCATCACCCATTTCTGCAATTCCCTTCACACCTTCAGCTAAAGCCATTGCAGCTTGTACTTTTAATAAAGATTTTTGTAAATCTTCGCTTTCACTACCAAATAATGCTGCTGCCCCTTGAGCAGCTTGAAAGCCTGATGCAATTCCACCAATCGCTTTTTGTACTGCTCCAAACTTTGCACCTTCTCCGGCAAATGCCCCTATCTCATCTCTTAAATCTCCTATCTCATCTTTTACAGAACCTAATCTTTTAAGAGTATCAATATATTTTTGAGTGCCAGGTTGTAAGCCAGTTAACTCATTTTGGATTTCTTTAAATTCCTTTTTTAAATCACTTAATGACTTAACCGAGTCACCTGTATTTACATCTATTTCAAAAGTAGTTATTGCCATATCTTTTAAGTACCAATTATGAGTAAACTCGTATTTCTATTGTTGAATAAAGTAATTGCCCATCTGTTGCAGTTCCACTTGAATTGTATGTGTAAACTTGAACTGTATTATTGTTTTTTCTACCTGATATTATTTCACCTTGCATAGTGTTGTTACATATTACAGTTGTTTTGTATTCTGTAAACTCACCCGTTAAAGTTCCTAAGTATTCACCAACTGCATCACGTACCCATGTAATGCCACTTGTTAAAGTGTTTTCTAAAACATAGGCTGTAGGATCACTCGTTCCATTTTGAAATAATAAAGCAATGTAATGTTTATAAGACACATTGTTTAAAGTCTTAATCCCATTATTGTAAGTTACGTTTGATTCTGTTACTGTTATTCCGCTGCTATTAGTTACTGAAACATTTGAAACACCGTTCATTAAAGTCACACCTGTTGATGCTGTGATTGAAACATTAGAACTTCCTAAACCTACGGTATTATCACTACCTATTACAATAACACCTTCACCCGAATGAACTTGATTTCTCATTCCACTTACAATAGCACCTTCAGTTACAAAGTTATCATTGTAAGAGTTAAATATTTTGCCAGTTGGTGCTACTACAGTTCCGTTATCCTCAACACCTCCTAAAGTATTAAATCCAATATCATCTACATAAGGTGGTAATGTTTTTAACTTAATAAATTCGCATTTAGTAGGAACTTTTGCAGATATATCGTAATCAATTATTTTGTTAAGTCTCCAATAATCATTTTCAAAATAAAATGTGTTTCTAAAATCTAATGACTGAATGTCAAATTCATTAATTAAAAAGTAGCCAACAAATATTTTACTATCCTTATCTGCTATTTGTTCAATGTAATCTTTCCAATATTTATTGTATAGATTGTTAGTTGTATATCTTTCAGGTGTATAATATACTTGTCTTGGATTTGTAAAGGATAAATCAAAAGTTGGATTCTGTACATCGTCTAAATGACCAGCATAGGCATAGTTACTTCTAATTGTTGTTCCGCTTGTTGCTATATGCTGCCATGTATTTAAAGTTGTTTTTAAACCACCGTAATAAAGCAATCTAATATTTGAAGGTGTAAACTTTATAGCTCCATTATTATCTAATGTGTAAATTTTAGATATTACTCTATCATGTCCAATTGTATCAACTAATGGAGTAGGGCTAAATATTAATTCAGTTTTAACCTCACCTTTTAGAAAATCATTTTGAATATCGTATTTCTTTTGCCCGTATATTTCAGCAAACTTAGTTTGATAGTCAGTATTAAAATAATCTTTGTCATCTTTGTAAGTAAATAAATAAGTTTTATTATTTATCTCACCCATTGGAATGATTTTCGTTTCCTTTGAATAGTCTAATTTATCAGACCAATCATTCACAGTTCCACTGCTATAAAACGTAGGTCTTGGCTCTATTAATAAGTTAAACTCATTACTTTTATCAACCTCAACAAATAAGTTAAATGCTTTTATTATTGAGTTAAAAAAATCACTTTGTTTTATGTTATCAGGCAATACATCTGATAAAATTACTGTATCACCTTCTTGAATTGTTGAATCTAATAATTGACCTGTAAAATAACTTGTTGATGCTATATTTAAGTCACCCTCAACAGGTGCGTAATCAAATTCATCTATTTGTGGCAATATAAAAAAGTAATAAGGGCTATTAGTTAATATTGCACATCTTACTTGCTCATTAGCGTTTAAATATGTTTGAATTTCTAAAACACCTTCTGCATCAGAACTTAACTCACCATAAGTTATTTCATTACTTCCGTCTTTTGAAACTCTTATATTAAACCTATTATTTGAAAAATTAGTTCCATTAGGCACAAAGGTTAAAGGTATATTAGCTAACTGATTACCGCTTTTAGTTATTGCTAAGCTACCAAATGTGTAAGAATTTATAAATGTAAAAGTCCTAAATGGATAATAAGCTACATTTAATTTAATGTATGCTTTTAATTTATAATTACCAGACCTTGATGCTTTGAAATATGTATTAAAGTTAAAATTATTACCAGGATCAA